TATTGTTTATTGCAAAGTTTCCAAATATAATAAATTTCAAAATTATAGCCAATAAAAAAGAGCTAAATTCAATTAAGAATTTAGCTCTTTATAATCTAGCTTTTACTGGAAGAAGTCTTATTTAGCTGACTGACGAACAGAAGGTTCTTCATCAGATTGGAAGACAATCTTGTAAGCACTAACTTCAACAGTTTCTTTTTCGTCACCGATAACTCTACCAGTTTCAACAGCAACAGAGAAAGGTTCGTTAAGTTTAACCTCGAATACACGGTTGATTTTCTCTGCATCTTCACCGAGATTCTCTTTCAGTTCATTCCACATACTGGAATCAGAGAAAGTCAACGGCAAACCAACACCATTAAGATTGGAAGAAGTAGAAGTACGTGCACCAGAGTAAGCACGAGTAACAGGAGCATAATCATCAATAGTGATTTCTTCTACTGACTTGCCAAGTTCCTCTGCAATCTTCTCTTTGTTCAGTTCAAAAGCAGCAGCCTTTTGTTCAGCTGTCATACGAACACCAACAAGTTTAACTTTACCGTCTTTCTCGAACAAAGGTACACCTTTACAGATACCATATTCGCCAAAGGTTTGGATAAGTGCAGCACGAGCAGCTTCTGTACCAAATTCAACATTGTTAGCTTCACACCATGCAACAACTTCGGCATCACGTTCAGCAATAGCTGCATCAATATCAGCAACATTACTAATAAACTGAACTGTATCGCCAGGAACGAGACCCATGATACGAGTAACTGCACCTGTAAGACTAAACTTAGCTTTAGTGCTGTTAGCTGTCAATGTAGGTTCGTTACTAGATTGCATTACTCTCTTACCACTCTGTACTGCGGAAAATCCAAATTGAAGTCCCATAATTGTAAAATTTTAAATGATTAATAATTAATTATTAAAAGTGAGCATATAGCTCATTGTTAGCGTAAAGTTTTGTCTTATTTCGTATCTATTGATTAGCAATAGTTAGACTTCTATTACTATCAAATCTCTACAATATCAGCATCATCAATACTCATATTGTTCACTATCTTAGCTTCTGTTGTTTCCATACAACCAAGTATGACATCAGCCGCTATATCACGAGCTGCAAGCGTAAAAGCTCTATGACCGATAAGTGTTCTCATATACTTAGTATAAGTATCTTTACTAGCAAGTCCAGCAGTTACAGCATCGCTATAACTAAAATGACCAATACTAGTAATAACTCTATTATCTACTATACGAGTAAGTTTATATTCAGTAATATAATCACAAGGAACATTAGGTATTCGGAATATTGGAACTAATCCTTTCGCTGCAATATCTTTAGCTTGTTGTTGATTAGCTGCAACACCGAACTTATTATTCAACTGATATTCCTTGTAGATTGTACCGTTATAATCTTGATAATTTCTAACTGGATAAATACCAATTTCGTCATTATCAGAACTAGCATTAAATTCATCAGCTTCTCTCTTGCTTTTGAATCGCCTACAATAGTCAGGTATCTTACTATCTATATAAACATTATTACCGTCTGTATATTCATACAGAGCTATATAATCTTTTGTGCACTCCCATGTTATAGCTGCCTTCAATAATAATGCTTTGATTAAGTGAACGTCTAATGTAGTTTTACCATTAATAACTCCTAGATGTTCAATACAACTAGTAAACGGTAAACCTAACTCTTTAGCACGGCTATATATTGCAAGACCGTCTTGAATAGTTTTAATACCGCACTTATCACTAGACATTACTGATTTCAGATACAACTCTAACTTACTCCTATCATCGGGATTGTAAATGTCTAGGGTATTAAGAGCAGAAGCCATAATCATACTACTATTATTTGATTTTGCTTTTGGTTCTGTCTTAGCTAGAGTTCTTTCATTCTCTGTCTTTACTTCTTCCATTATTTCAAAGGTCGCTTATTGATTACTCTACAAAGATACTAATTTCTTTGTTAACTCCAAAGACTAGCATCAATTATTCTCCTATTATGAAATCAATTTCACTATCTTTAACTATTTCATAGTCTTTTCCTCCTTTCGTCTCTATTAACTTCTTCTCTTCGTTCGTACCTCGACAATATATCTTATATATAATGTTAGGTACAGAACTAAAAGATAGATTAGGTATTCGATATTTTAAGTCTCGTATGGAGCTACAAAGAGGTGACGTGAAAATTACAACGTCTACAACTCCTTTAAAGCTCGTATCAATAGAATTATTTGCCGACAATACTTTCATATAGTCGTCGTTAAACAGTTCCAAATTTCGCGTTCTTTGGGCTTGAGCTTTTATGATTACAGGCTGTCCGACTTTAGCTCCTGATTTATATACTTTAGGTTTTCCGTTTTTGTCATAAGCCTGTATTCCTTCCATATCGTTATGATAGTTTCCGCAATAATCATACTGTAATATACTTATTCCAGTTTGGAATATCTCACCATTAGTCATAATAGATTTGCCCTCATACTTTATATTAGCATTTAGATATTCTGTTACTTTACTGGCAAATACTCCATTTTTTGAAATAATTAGTATTCTCTTGCCTATATTTTCCTTAACTATATCAAGTATAGCATCTAGCTTAACAATATTATCAGTTATTATCTTAGTTCTTTCTCTGATAATATTATAAGTTTGATTAACTCTCTCAATTAAAGAACTAGGATTATATAGTTCGTCTATCTTACGACACATAGCATCAGTCATATCCATTTTAGCTGACCAACCATTACTTTCCGCTACTTGTAATCTACAAGTTTCAGCTGCAATATTTAGTCTAGGATTACCAGTACGACATTCTTCTAACTTATCAAAACTACCAAATATAGTAACACTTTCATTAATATATTGGCTACATCTATCATAATAGATTCTATCAGCATCAGTTAGGACAACACCCTTTTGGTACTCCTTTATGGGGGAATGAATAGAACGATTGATTAAGTGAGCATAATTAATTTCATATACTTTAGGCGCATACTTATACATAAGTACAGCATTATCAGCAACACTATCAATAGCATTAGTAGCAAGTAGTTTAAACTTAAAGTAATTACCACTATACTTCTCTGCAATCTTTCGGAACTTCTTAACATTAATAGTAATAAGAACATCTTTATGACTACTAGGACTAGGCTTATATGGAGAACGTTCTACATATTCACGAGTAAGTATAAGACATTTCTTATCGGTAATTAATTGTTTATGAATGTCCTTTAGTTCAGAAGTATTGTCAAGATAATAAGTAATGTTAGCTCTATCTTCCATTGTTTCTGTTATTATAAGAGACGTTAGATTAGGAGTTTTAGCCACCATTTTATCAAGCACCATTGTAACGAAATTCATTACGCTTAATGGTTCTGATAGAATAACACTACCCACACCTTTGTTATCAGACCATTTATTAGCTGCTTCATTATAAATATCAGTTACATCGTTCATAATATAAGTTGTTCTTTATAATTCTTAGGATAAACAAGAGCATAACTACGATTAAGAGGACTACGTAGAAGAATAATATCTGTATATTCAATAGTATTCCAACCAATATCTTCAACAAAAGATAAGATTAAACATTCTAATAGTATATTATAACCTACTACCATTCCTTTAAAACTATCATAGTCAACTTCCTTTCCTAGATTATTTATACATATCTTTTCTATATCCATATTCAAGTAATTTTTAATTCCTCTTTATAAGCATTAGGATGAATATAAGCATAACTAAAGTTACCGTTTTCATTTAGTATAATAATATTACTATCGTTTCCAATCAATTCGTAATTAGTAACAGGACTAAGAGAAACAATAAGATAATTAATTGCTATATTATAACCTATAACCTTAGCTTTGAAACCTTTATAATCAACTATTTTTCCTAAGTTATCTTTGCATATCTTTTCTATATCCATATCAGTCAAATAAAGTATTTCTCATTCCATAGTATTTCTTAACTAAACGTTTACCTTTACCTTTATTATTACGACTTTGCTCTATTGGTTCTATAATAGCCATAGCTTCATTATAATAATATAAGTAATTAACATTTAATTCAGATATATCAGTATCATCAACAGTATTACATATAGAAACACGTTGACCTGCACATAAAGAACTCTTTTTAACTTGTTCTTCACCATTATCATTCCAGCCCATACTCTCAACCTTCATGAGGGTTCCCCCCGTAGAGGAGATGTAAAACCTTGTATTCCTCTGCACCACATCTGTTCTTATCTTTCCGTCTACTACATGAGTAAACTCTAGCCTATACTTATGATTAACATTTTGAGTACGACAGAAATCAAGAATAGATTTAGCATTACGAAGAGTTTCCATAACAGGAGTACCATTAATAAAGTATTCAGTAATACATTTAGCTACAATAGGAGAATTATATCCTTTAGATAAATCCTCTAAGAACATCTTAGGATTCATTCTACCTTTGAACTTACTACTTCCATCACGTTTAACAGTAAGATAACTATTAACACCTTCTGTTACATATTTAATATAATATGTAAATTCTAGCTCTAATCCAAGATGTTTCTCCCACCAATGACATATATCATCGGCAGTTTTTTCTAGTTTTCTAGGAACAATAGTTACAATACCGTCTGTATTAGCACTTATAACATGAATACCTGCAAGTTCAAGTTTCTCTATTAACATCAATAAAAATAACTGACCATTAATAGTAACTTGATACATTGCTTTTTTGTCACATAAGAAAGACTTCTCACTTCCCATTTTACCAAATATACCAGCATTTGCTACAATCTTTAGACAAGCAGCAGCAGTAGCATGTTTATCTCTCCCCATAACATCAAGAGATTTATCTTTGGCTAAATGTTTATGTTCTAGTCGTTCATCAACAATAGTATCCGCTATACGAAACCATGCTTTAGGAATAAGGTGTTTCTGACATACTTTAAGACTACGTATCATATTAGGATAGTAGCTTGCTCATTTTTTTTGAATAGAACTTTTAAGATAATTAGTTAGATTATCATTCTATTCCTCATTGTCTCCAATGAGATTAGACTATATCTTTTCTTGCATATCTCCATTGAAATCCATAAGCTGACTTTTTACTACCATTACAAACACCTCTAATAGGTTGCGCTTTAAAAGTAGGATTTTCAGCAATAACTTCATTCATATTCTCATAAGTTTTAATGTCTTTATTAATAAGTTCTCCTTCACTATTAGGAATAATAAGATATTTGACTATCTTATGACTTTTAAGTTTAGACATTTTATCTCGATACTCTTTAGTTCTATGAGTATCTTTATGAGAACTTGCTAATTTCTTTGAATATTCTTCTGTACACCAAACACCAGTAATCTTTTCATTATAAATAGCATCAATACCATAATGTAATTGATAATAAACTTCTCTAGTATTTAGTTCCTTAGTTTCTTCAAGACATATAACTTTGAATTTATCAAGACCATATTTATTATAATCATCTTGTAACTTCTTATTAGTATGTCTATTATTTCTAAGTTCAGAGAAATGTTTACTTACTCTTCGAGATATTAAACTGGAAGAACCAATATATATCTTATTATTAATAGTATTTACAATACCATAAATACCTGAATAACTAAACTTAGAATATTCTCCATAATCAACAAAATCAGAGTTTCTTTTAAATTTTTCCATATCTTTACATTTTTAGGATACAAAGATAATAAGAAAAATTCACTATTGCAAGAATTGGGCATTTCGAGATTAATATAACTACTATTATCTCTACTCCTTTCGGATAGTCGTTGAACCTTTCTCCTTATTAGGAGACTTGGCTGCGGATTGTCTAATACTACAACTTTTTACCTTACTAAAGTGATTAGCTTTACCATTATCTATATTACTATGATAACTTGGTATTGTAGTCTCTAAAGAGTTTCCCGCAATTAACCCAATTAAGACGCTACTTAGTTAACGTCTCTATCCACTATTATGTGTTCGTCATCTTCAACATATACAGCCGGAATCTCGTTTGAGTGTAAACCGCCTGTTGCGATAGTGTATGACGTGCCCATGAAGGTAAATTCCCTGTCAAATTCGCCCTTTTCCCCACGTAGGGTTAGCGAACGTATGTCCGACAAAATATCGTTCAATTCAGGCGTGGAAAATGAGATTTTGTCTGACAAAATTTCGGAAACTACGATTTTCCTACGTATTGTCTTAGTATCAATGAAGGCTTTAGGATGCAGACCAGTAAACTTACTATATAGTTTAACAATAACTTTATCAGCTATCGTACTTCTACTTGCAGAGAATACATCTACCTTATATTCTTCACTAATACGATACCTTAGAAGAACTTCTTCTTGATTCATTCTAATTAGTTCGGCAACAATATAAACATCATTGTCATTATAATCAGCCATTTCTTGAAGATATTCTTTAGGTATAAATCTTTCAAACACATTACGATAATGGATATTAAGTTCTCTATCTGTCATGCCTTTAGCTTCGGGAAGTCGCTCATGGTAATAATGTCTATCTAAGTCACCAATAGGTGGCATAGTATACTCTTTTAGATTATACCATTTAATATTAATAGAAGTCTGTTTAAGACTTTTATGATAATGGTCTAGCCTAAATATTTGGAATAAATCCAAGTCTCGAAATGCCACGTTATTACGTAGTATAAGAGAAGTGAAGTTATCAGTCCAAAGAGTATCATTATTAGAATTACGAATAACTCTCTGCGATGTTTCATATAGAAATGTAATAAGTTTACTAGGTTTATCAAATTGATTATAATACATTAATAATGCACTTAACATTAAGCGGTCGTACTTACGATTATTATAACCGAAGTAATCTGCCTTCTGTATTAACCAATATAATAGATTAAATAAATCACTATCATCATCTTCATATAAAACAAAACGTTTCTTAGGTATTGTTTCTAAACGTTTCTTTATCTCTGCAACACTAAGTTTATCAATAATAGGAATAGCTTTTCCCTCATTATCAACACAATCAGAAAATGTTTTAAGATAACTACGTAAATCAACAAATACTACCGAGAAGTAATTTCTAGTTACTTCGACATCATAACACATAGAACTCATATACTTATACTTTTTATTTACCGTAACACAAATATAAACGATTTTTGCATCTACTACAAGCTGTATATAATCTACGAAGAGTATTATCTATATCTCCCCAAGGATTACCAGTACGCATATCAAATACAATATCATTTACATCTATATATACATCGGCATAAGTACTACCCTGTGCTTTATGACTAGTAAGAGCAAAGCCATAATCTAAATCACGACTAAACTTAATTTTACCAGTAGACCTATCTAATAAGTTGGCTAGTAACAAGTTTCTCTCTCTAAATTCATAGTATTCCTTCCAACGCTTACTTCTATTATATTTCTCTGCATTAATTGCATTTTGAATATAAGTTTCACCTAACTTGTAATAAAGCATAACATTATTAAAATTAGAATGGTCTACTACAAATAAAGGTTTAGTTCTATTGCCACCATTAACTTGAATAAACGTAACATTAAATCCAAAGATTTCATCTTTATTAGTAAAATTCTTAATATCATGTATTATATAATCTTCAGAATTTACAATAATAGTATCTTTAAACTCATCAACAAAAGTATTATAAGACATTACTAAATCATTACGAGTTAGAATTGCTTTATCACTACCTTCAATGATATTTTTACGAATGAATTTATTCCATTCAGATACAGACTTATTAGTATAAGTTATTAGTCGACAAGTATCAACATCTCTAGTAAACTCTTCGTTATAAAATCCGTCTATTACAAGAGATTGAAACTCGTATGCACCACAAGTATAATATCCTTTAGTTTGAGTTGAATCAAAAGCATATCTATTTTTATTGATATATTCTAGGAATTTCCAACTCCTATTATCAATATCTTTTCTTAGTATCTTTAATAACTCACTAACAGGATTATCTTCTTCTTGTCTAACAATCTGTCTAAGAGTATAAAACTTAACATTATCAAAACAACGTGAACGAGACTCTTTAACAGGTGGTAATTGGTAATTATCACCCATATAAATAAGCATACATTCAAACTGTTCACATTCTCTTTCTATAAGAGTTTTAAGATTAATACCAATCATAGACGCTTCATCAACAATATATAACTTATATTGTTTAATCTTCTTTTCAGCCAAAGGGTCAAAAGGAGGATTATTAACATCAAAATCAGTAACATCAGTATTAAGTCTTAAACCTAAATCACTAGCCACAGTAGACGTAGAATATCCAGTAGATGCACGAAGTACACGAGCTGCCTTATGAGTAGGAGCTGCAAGACCAACAACAGATTTAGACAAACCACATCGTCTAATTACTTCACGTATCATATAAGTTTTACCCGTACCAGCAGCACCAATAAGTGCACGCTTATAATCACCTGCAACATAACCTCTTTCTATAAAGGCAACAAGATTTTCATAAGCAATCTTTTGGTCACGAGTAAAACTGCTCAAGACTTTATCGTCTTTCTTAGCATCATCAAACTTTTCAAAATTCATTGCATTTTAGTAAGAATCTATTAATATTATCACGACATTTAAGTATATAGCCTTTAACAGGTAATCCTATCTTAAATGGAATATAACAACTAGGCATAACACAATAAGCATCAGTACATCTAACAATCTTAGTAGGTCTACCATGACTATCTAGTGCACGAGTATATATTGTCTTAAAACCTTTACATGAGTACGAACGTTCAGATAACATAATAAGTTCATCACTATCTTTAGGTTTAAACTTATACATGTTATCATGTAGAACAATAGTTCCAGTAACAATCTGCATTATTACTTTCTCACGAGGAATTTTCTGTTCCTCATTTACCGCTGATAGTTTGAAACTTAATCCCATAATATTAAGGTTTAACTATTTGATTAGGAAGATACTGCATACAACACGCTCCTTTACGGGGGAATATCTTATACTTATCAGTATTCATAATTCTAGGTAACGGAATAATTTCACAACATCTATCATTATGAACATCTATAATAATGCAATGATAAGCATTAACATCTGCGTCATGAGATATAACAGCTTTAAGTCCTTCAAAATATACATCAAAAGTACTATCAGGATTAACACATTGTTTTAAATCTACAATCATATTAATTAGCTTTAGTTTTATATATTTCGTATAACTCACTAAATTCATCAGAGGGCATACAAACAATAGGAACATTAGTATGCATTTGTTCTTTAGGAACAATACAGTTTCTTGCAGTAACTATTCTATCATCTTCAACAAACATTGTTTCAAGAACTAGACAATTACCAGCATTTAATATTTCCTTACACTTAGGACAGATATAAATAGTATCTGTACCAAACACAAGAAGCTCATCGCCACAAACTAGACATTTGCCAGTCGTGACAATGAGCTTACCATTATCTTGTTTAAACTCATTTAGCTTGGACATAACTAGGAATACGTCTCCTTTCTTCCATTCTAATGAGTTTAACACTAGTACTTTCAAGTACATTAAGAGTAAAAGCTACTAATTTGTAACTTCTCTCACTTTTTCCAAGTTTAATTTTCTTCTTAATCATTACGTTTAGTATTTAATTATTATTATTTAATAGGAGCATCTGACCGCTCCGCTTCGCTCCGCTCTCTTCCCCCATAAAGGAGTAATGATTCTTTTACTTTCTCCTTTATTTCATTTAGAATTCTCTTATTAACAATAGAATTTTTATTCTTTGTTTCACCAGTATACATGGAATCACTATACATAATTTTAAAATATAGTTCTCTGATATTCCTTTGAGAATCATAAATGTTTAAAAAGAAACTAACATAAGCAGCAGGTTTAATTCTACTAAGACGTATCTCAATAGATAGATGTTCTTCACCTAATACTTTTAACTGCAAAAGATGCAGTTCTCTAACTAGTTTAATAAATTCTCTTTCATTCATGTCGGTATATAGTTTTAATTAATTAATAATCATAGAAAAAGGAGCAGACGCTTCTGCTCCAAGCTAAATAATTAATATTTATAAAAGTCCTAATTCTATCTCACGACAGTAATTTAATTAAAGGGTAAAAAATCGAATAAAGTTTCTCCTATCTCACGACAGTAATTAACAACTTGTATTTTTAAACACAAATACTATGTATTTATAGCTGACATTTTACGAAGAGGATTTCCCTTACTTCAACCATTTGGTTAATGTTTCAACTTAGATTAGTCATCATCAGAGCTATCATAAGAAATAGCACGATTCTCACGAACAGTGCTATTATAATTCCATAAAACCTATATCTACTATCTTCACAAACAACAGATATATAAAATCACAATACGACAAAATTTAATTTTAGTTTAACTAAAACAGACAAACAAAATTGATAAAATTGGCAAATTACTCTTTATATATTTGTTTATAATCAACAAAATAGAATTTTGGATTATTTCTAATAAATTCATCACAAGTTATACGAGCTTTATCTTCATCATTACCTGAATAAAGTGTTTTAATGTTACCTTTAAAAGAACTTCTTAATTTATTATTATTATCACAAAATATAAGATTAACTTCTGAACAATAGAATACAGAATAAATCGGAGTTTTACTAGCTTCATATTTAGCAAGAAGTTTATCATAAGATTCTTTAGCACTGTCTCTCATATCACTAATATACTTGATATAAGATACCATAACATTATCCCATTGTTCAACAGCTTTAATCTTATCTTCAATAGAATACTTACCATCAAGAATATCTTCAAGAAGATTATTTAATCCTTTAACATTAAGATTTTCTAAATCTTCAAGAATAGCTTTATTAAATTCTCCTTTAATAAAAGCCTTACGATAATCTTCTTTAATAGAATCAATAAGATTAACATCAGAACCACTAGCTAAAGCACAAGCAATAATAGCTTCAACAATTTCTTTCATTATAATAAGTTTTATAAGTTAGACAATAAAAAACTCTACTAATATTACTCTAGTCTCACGACCTGAATAATCTTAATAGAGTGGAAACCGACATTTATTTAACCCTTTTGTCAGATATTAATTAAATAGAGTACGTATCGGTATTATACTAAACGTAAAATAATAACTGCAACAGCTCCTAAAGCAATAAGAGAAGCAATAACAAAACCAACAGTATTATACTGTCTTTTAGCTTTAAGCTCTTCGTAGGCTTTATTAGCTCTATCTAATTTAATCTTGAGTGATTCGACAGAATTACTAAGAGCTTTATTATTAGCTTCCAATTGATTCTTTGCAGAATTTAATTTAGAAGACATGTTACGAAGTTCTTTATTTTCATGACAAACCCCTTCATACATAGTCTTATAACCATCAAGATTAGCATTAGACTTTTCATTAGATTTACGTAGACGAATAACTTCTGTCTTTAATTCGTTAACTGTTGGACGTTTCTTACTAAGAACATCGACTTCTTTCTTTTCATTCATAACTATTAGTATTTAATTAATCTTCAATATGAGTTATATCTAAGTCAAGGTCTATATTATCCTCGCTTAGAGTATTTCCAGTATTCCAATTATTAGCCATTTCACAGTCGAGATAGTCTATATCACCTACCAAACCACAAATAGGAAATTCTATGCCTTGTTCTTCGTACATAATCATAATCGTTTAATACGGATGCAAGTATAGAAATAAATAATGGAAATATCAAACAATAATGATAATTTTATTAATTGATATTACTAAATGCTATATATGATTTATAAGTAGAAACAATATCACTAGCAGGAAAACCGCAATTAAGAAGAGCATTAGTAATCTCGGCAGTATAAACATCGCAACAAGTAATAGTAAAGTTTTCATCATTAAACTTACGAATAACAGTAGGAGTATTAGCTTCAATAAAATAGATATTCATAGCATCAACATTATATTCAACAATATCATTTTCATACTTGAGCAATACAGTTCTTGGCGAAATAGAATATCTTAATTCATTAAATGCTTTACTAGCAATACTTGTATCTTTAAATGATATAATAAACTTGCTATCAATGCTATTAACAATATTATAACCACTTGAATCTAAATCATATTTTTCATTAGGTTTAAGATATTCCTTAACAGCACGAAATGCTCGTCTATAATATCTGAACCAATAAGTTCTTTCAGCTAAATCAGAAGTTTTACTTTCTAACTTTTCTGTAAGTGCATTATTTGTTTCACGACATTTATTTAGTTCATATTCAACATTCTCTAACTCAATAAGTCTTTTAGTCTTTTCCTTAATAATCTTATCACGACAATTTAACTCATCATTTAATTGAGATATACGTTGTCCACGAATATCAAGTTCACTAGTAAGACCTATTATCTGATTACGTAATTCAGTAACTCTATCACCACTATTAGTAAGTTGTTTTTCGAGAAACTCGATACGTTCAGTCAACTCATTATTATCAGCTTTAAGAGTTTCAATCTCATCACAATCTTTAATGGTATAAGTATTGCCTAAATCAGCAAGTTCAAAAATAGAACCAAGTGATTGAAAATCTAAATCAATAATACAACCACTTTCTTCAACAATAACAACTCCATTAGTATGAGACACAAGAGTTAGATGTTTTTTATCATTTACAATAGCTTTCATAAATACAAGTATTAATTATTAAGAATTTAATTTTAAAAGTAATGAATACCTATGTAATATATTCCTTGAATAGAACCAAGAACTACTATATAAGTAACAATAGCTTCGACAATAGATAATATAATGAGAACCTTCTTATCATTAAGATAATTGAATATCAAATAACAGAAGAATATAATTATCCACATAAAGGATAAGAATACATGGAATTGATAAGTAGTCATACACCAAGAGGATTAAATATACAAAGACATATAATAAGTATAGCCATAACAGCCATGATAGATATAATCATAGACCAAATACTAGAGTTCTTATCAATAATAAAGTTATTCAATAAGATAGTAGCAATAACAAATAGTAATATAGTTATTACAAAGAAATAAGGAGTATAATCCATAATGATATAAGTTAAAGGGTAAATAAATGGAACTGGTAATCTGTCATGATGAAGCAAGTTTAAATAGTATTAGGAATGTAAAAATACTAAATGAAATCATCAATATTGCTACTAACATAGTAGCAAAAGTAAACTTTGGATTAACTAGAAACTCACTACATTTAATAAATGCAATGATAAATAGTAATGCTAAGATAGTAATATCATAATTAGACATAATAGTATAAGTTAATAAGTGGATAAAATAGAGAGCAGAAGAAATACAACGATGTAACTCCTTTATGGGGGAGACAAGCGAGCTTGCGAGCGTGACAAGACCAGCTAAGTAACAAACCAAATAGTAATCTAGATACTAATAGTAATACATATCTATACATATTTATACATATTACTATACTTATTCTATTATTCAATCTATTGGTAATAATACTATCCAGTCTATTATATAGCCTTATATTCAATCTATTGGTATTCTCGTTATCAGGTGTTATATATAGTATTAATATACTAGTGAACTATTCTGTAAGAATAGGAACTAGACCTCATACAATACAACCAAGATATAATACTAATAGTATATAGTGAGATTGGCAATAGTAAGATTAGATTAAAACCTAATAGTAATAGTAATAACATGTGATAGTACAATAGTATATAATATAGTAACAACAGCGATAGTAACAACAGCGATAGAGTATCGAAAATATAGTATCGGAAACATGGCGATAACAGTACAATCGAATAAATTTGATTTATACTCTATATGGATTTTGAATTAGCTTTAGGGTCAACATTAAGAGGTTTAGTTGAGTAAGTATGAGGAGTTGTATTGAGTTAAGGGAATGTAGTTTCGCTATCATCTCTATATCTTACTATTCATACTACTATTGATGCTATTGTTATTAGTAATAGTCTTCTTCCTATTGATGTTAATAATACTATTCATACTATTCATACTACTGTTGTTGATACTATTGTTGTTAATAATACTGTTGTTGATACTATTGTTGTTATTGTATGAGCTTCTTCCTATTGTCTGCGACAATAGTCATCGACCTTGCGGACGGTCTTTTCGACCCCTATATATATATATATTATAATATTATATACTACGTATATAATATATATATATATAATATAGACGTATCTGATTTTGTATCAGATTTTCTAACTCTGCCAATAGTCCATTACTCTTGGCTAACGTGGAGCTGCTGCGACCCTTAGAGTTTTGATGTTGTTTCGCAAGGGTTTTAGCTTATCAGTTGGTTAGCTTCGCTTATCAGTTGTAGCATTTCGCTTATCAGGTGACTAGTGTCGTTTCCAATCCTTAGTGGCTTTGCCTGACGGCTGTGCCCGAATGCTTTGCCGGATGGCGAGCACAAGTCGGTAGTATTCTTCAAGCATAAGTCGAGAGTATTCTTGAACACGTGCCGAATGGTGTATTCTTAGTTTAGTAGGAGAGGTTTCCCTCTCCTACGTAACTGGTTAAGCAGCACCCTCTGCATCAGGTTGATACTTGGCAAGAACTTCTCCAATGAAGATTTCGTCTTGCAAAGACAACGTACGCATTGACAACTCATACGGGAAATATTCGTAACGGTCGTGTTTATTAACACGCTCTTCACGTGCCATTTTAGAAGCATACGGATTAACGAATATCTCATCTTGTGCAAGTACGTGTCCAAGCACGCTAATACGTGCCTTCTTGAACAACACTAACAACACTGACAACGGTGCTGTCATAACAGCATTAGCCAGCATTGGCTCGCCCTGACCCTTGAGAATCGCATTAAGTTGAATACGAGTGGTAAAGATATTACGAGTTGTAGACTCGACATAAGTACCACTAGCAGCGTCTTTCACAAACTGTGGAAGATTGCGATTAACAACAATCGTAAGAGCACCTGCATAACGACTACTATTATCAATGATATTAGTAATCATCAAGCTATCGTGATTCTCGAAATCAGGACGGTCAAGCAACAGACGAGTAATATCGTCTGCTTCCTTTCCGTGATACTCGGACAAATCAACGATACGTGCATCATCATTAGCGTTAGCATCATTACTAGCATCATTACTAGCATCATCATTAGCGTTAGCTTTAGCTTCTTCGGCAGCTTTCTTAGCGGCTTCTTCGGCAGCTTTTCTAGCTGCATCATTAACTCTTGTTCCCATAATACAAATAAATTAAATGTTATAAATCGGTTAGCAACTGTTCAACCAATGTGCATCCTAACCACACACACAATGGCAATATGTTTATAGTCATTTGGTTTGATAGTAACTGCAATATGTTTATAGTCATTTGGTTTGACTAGTTCAATAGTTCTTTTACTATATTATTTATGTCTAGTATCAATACTAGTACAACCAATAGTATTAAGAAACTATTCACATGATTATCATACAATTTAATGTAACTTAGATGTATGAATACTGGCACACCTAGCATACTTAATGCCAAGTGTACCACTTTAATCTTATCACGAGTACTCATACTAATAAGCTATGTAAATTAGTAATCTCACAAGCAAAATCATGAGCACTAACATTGTGCCTAACACGGTTATCAACTAACCATTGTATGCGTTCTCTTACGAACGCTAACATTTCCTGTCTCATACGTATCTAGTGTAATAACGTGAACAAAACTTGTCGTAGGTTTCACCTGCACGACCGTACTTTCTCCAATCTCTCTTCTGTCTATTAACAATAGATAGATAAGTAGCAGTAGTCATAACTACTGCTACTAGCAATAATACCAAGAACACCATTACTCTTTAACAATGATAGGTTTATTAGATTCAATCTTACCAATTTGTTCTTTGAACAGTTCTTCAAGAGCAACGTAACACTCTTTGCTGATTCTATAACTGGAACCATTGTTACAAGCAACAACAACATTAGAGGTAATACTATCACTGTTAGGTATAACAACAGTTGTATTACTACCAATAATGGTAGTATTTGCATCATTAGTAATCTTCATAATCTTTATAATTTTAGTAATTAATAATCAATAGCAATATGTTTAAAGTCATTTGGTCTTGACGGGGGTATTGGAATTGGTTTGAGAGTAGGGGGATATCAGGGTAGGAGGTTCGCCTTGATAAAAATATACTCACTAAAAAATATATTTCTCCGGGAGCAACACTTCTAATAAGTCTTATAGTAGTAGTTCCTATTCTTATTTTACTATACT